GAAGATCCAACCGCTTGTCTTCTATTGAAACTTGTTAACGGAAAAGTCAATCCGGCTCCATCAGTAAGCAATGGTTGCCAAAGAGCTCCAGACACGGTATTATATACAAAACGAGCGTCATCTGCGGCTCCGACATACACTGAATAAAATATATCGTTAGTGGTGCCGGTAACTGTATCCGGGGCTAAAGCTAAAACCAGTTGACCAAGAGAATTATTAAACATGGTCAAGGGCGTAGCTACATTACCGCGGCCTATCCACCGATTTGGATTTGTGTAAGGAATCTCAAATTCTAGCACTGCATAATGATCTCCAACTGTAGTACCATTACTGTGATAATCTGCAACTTCCAACATTGGCGCTAGCGGAAACCCATTGGTATTTGATGTGTCGAAAGCATATCTTTGCAACAAGACAGCATTAACAGCAGGTGCGGTAGCGGAGAGGAAGTTTGAAGCAGCAGCTCGAAACTTACCCTCATCCATAGTACCGTTGCTAGTATATATTGATTGAGCGGGGAGGAAGTAAACGGAAGCATTACTAGCTCCCCATACTTTAATTTTGATCTTGAGGCCACCACGAAATCCATAAAACATAGAGTTCAAGGCCTCCAAATGATTAGTATAAACATTTCCTACAGTACGAGAGGAAATTAGATCATATACTTCAAGGGCAAACACTCCGTTCGTATTTGCCCAATCTGCGCTGGCATAAACTCCTTCAGTAGCCAAACACATTCGACGCATAATATCACGAACGTGTACTAATGGTCGCAAATACGAAATACTAGGCGGAAGAGTCGTTTTAATAACAGGATCTAAACTTGAGTCGTCAGATATATTAGTGGGAACGTCTCCTTGTGCAATAAAAAGACTTTCGAGCGTTACATCGCTAAGAGAGTCTCCTTGTGCTGATAATTCTTCGGCTACAGAACGCGCAACAACGGGCAGAGCCTGAGTGAGCATACAATCAACTGGATGTCCATAAAAATGGAAATTATCACCAGTGCGTACATGAACCAAAAAGTCGCAATTATTGGCGACGGAACCATTACTAACCAAAGGCTGTTCTATGCGAATAGTTACTCTACCATGGCACATAGCATTCGTTACAGGATCCCATGTTGTAGGCAACGCATCCATGAGTCCGCCAAATGGCAACATGACATCAAATGCTTGGCCAGCCTGCGAAAACTCAATCTGATGCGTAATATTATTCGTACCAGTATAAACATTGGCTTGGTCCATTGTAAGCATCTGATTGGAAGAACCATACTCCAAAACAATCAAAAGCTTATAAAAATGAAAAGAGGATCCGAAATTTTGCAAGGTCAAAATCAAATCTCCACTCCAAAATTGTGCCATATTAGCCAATTTATCTATAGGGGCCGTAATCGGAGGAGTAGCGGGATAAGCGGAGTGAATTCCTCTAAACATACGAGGATGGATAGGAGCGGAAAACACTACTGTGCCAGCAGCTAGAGCTGTTGAAACATTAACACGCGACACCGCCATAGGTTTTTGAGTTAAGTTGGAGATAAGACCTTCATCTACCTCCGTCTCATTATAAAACTGATCAAACGGTGTTATATGAGCACCATACGGTGTTAATTTATAGAAGAACGTTTCCCTATCTACATAATTGGGATTATTCCTCATAGCTACAACACCGCGGTGATTAGGATTGGCTTGATTAGGATTATGTAAACCAGTCATCTCCCTAATCCACCCTCTTCCAGCATCTAAGATATCGCCAGTAAATGTTTTAAACACCTTAGTTATGCCATCAAGACCTTTAGTAACGGCAGCGGCTTGCGCCTTAAATTGTTCCAACTCAGAAACCAACGGAGGTAACTCTGATCTGGGCATGTAAAAGCCGAGCTCAGTAAACATAATTGAAATACTGACGGTCAACGACGTCGACCCAGAAGTGGGTGAGCGCAGGGCAGAAACGACATTCAAACAGATGTTAGCATAATCACTAGCTTGTCCATTATCGGCAAGAGCATAACTGTCTTGTTGGACTGGATAATAATTGTCTCCCGCACTGGCTATACGTCTAGGAGACTGGGAATAAAAAGGAATCTCAACACATACGGCACTTGCACTATTCGCATACAAAAACTTATGGGGAGCAGATTGTGCTGTATGCAACCATCCAGGCACTCCCGGCGTTTGATTCCATGGTGCTGGAACAGCATATGCAACCAGGCCACCGGCATGTTGCGCCGTACCTGATACTTGTATAATAGCACAGGCTTTGGCGTAGTACAACGAGGATGATAGAAAAGGTATACGCGCTAAAATATTATTAGTAAAAATTTCAGAAGGAACCGGCGTAGCTGTCAATTGATCACTTACATTTTGACTAGTTGTCCAATTAACCGTTTCTATCAGAAAGGGCTTGTTAAGAATTTGCGAAAAATCCATGTTCATTATTTCAGGAACACCATATTGAGGATATTTTGCATCAAACAAGGGAGGAGCCTCGAGTGGCTCACGGATTTGTAACTTTGAGTAATAATTTGAAATAGTATCCACAATAGATGAATACACGCCATTGGAGGCGATTTTATTTGAGTTAGATATTTGTGTTGTCAAAACTTAGACAAATGACGCAGCAACCATCTGCATATTGGAGTCTTTTATCCGCCCTAGCTTGTACCGACTCTGACTCAGAATCTTTTAAAAAGCCATCACTAGGGGTTCTCAACAGGTTAAATAATAAACATAATAAGCAAACATAAATAAATCATATACGTGAACACTTTAAATACAAAATCAAACATATAAATAAGAATTCATTAAAAAATCAGGATCGGAATTCTTAACTAACTGCTCCAATTCTTCAACTTGTCGCAAGGCGGGCTCCAACCCACACATTTGAGAGCACAAAACCAACTTTGAACACGCAAAATTATACAACTCAGGATGCAAAAATATCTCGCGTTGAGCAGAGTCTATCTTGCCACCCATTACAGTCGCTAAATCCTTCTTTTTGTCAACATACGACAAAGTAGAAAATATAGATGTTACATCCAATGGACATAGGACCCTACCAAAACGGTGATCAAACTCAAAAGACCTCTTTAAAAAAGTCATATCTTCCCAAGATTCCGTTTCAGAATCAGGAACTTGCTTCTTAGAATTAGTGCAAGTGACACCAATCGAGTTTAAAAACTCAACAAAACTGATCAATCCTTCACCTCCAGGAAAAGAAGCACCCGTAATTTTATCATCACCATAAGCTTTATCGTCAATTGTTGCCTCAAAATTAGATATGGTGGGTTTAATACGATAACGCTTACATACATCATCATACCACATCAAGGTATAGACCTTATTATACAAACTATTAAATAGTGCTGTTAAAAAAGATCCAGATGGCATTGAATGGGAAGTCAACACCATTTTATTATTCAATACAACTACGGCATGCGCCATGTTGTACAAAAGAAAAGCCAAAACAGTTCTATCATCATCACTACCAACAAATTTCTCCACAACCACATCAGCGACCAACATTTGTATCGCAGGATGCATATTTCCATCAAAAGCGGGAAAATCGGCGGCAAACTTGACCTTATGCCTGTTAATATCATCATAAATACGCTGAAAGTCGCGCAAAGGATTTATACCTATCATCACTCCGTTGTTCCATCGATCTTTTTGTAAATTGCCCACCAAATCCATAGTTAACTCCTTCAAGAGGATCTGCTGCATCAAATTTGCGCAACGAAAACTCCTAGGTTTCAGAGCCTTAACCGGAGGACGCAACTCATCCTTCAAACATTCCTTCCAAGCTATAGATGAATCGATAGGGTTGCCTTGCAGTATAGAACTCCTTAATAGTTCATATTCACTGCGTCCTTCAATCGTAAGGCAACCATTTTCAAAATCTATATACTTATGCTTATCAGAGTCAAATCCAATACCATTGGAGGATTTTTTATTGAGTCCAGCCACACCTTCTTTACCTAAAATCACTTCTTGGAGGGTAGCCTTCTCAAAATGAGGGACTTTATTAACTAACCATTGTCGCGGAAACACAAACTTAGAAACCGGAATAGCGGCCACGGGTTGCAACGACTTTTTTGCCATGTCGATAACAGTATGCCGTCCATTCACATTCAAAACTGCGGGTATCTTAGCAACAGGAAAGACACCATAACACGGTGATGGAACTAACGAAGAAGTGGTCGGCGTGTTGACCGTAACATCACCTTGTAAAAATACACCGGAAATATCATCTTCCTTCACTGATTTCATTTCTGCCTGCAAAACATATCTATTATCCGCCAACAAAATATCATGTAAACGCTGACGCAGGGCTAAACTCCATCTGACAGCGACACCTTTCTTCGCATTACCAGCAACATGGAAGCCACAAACACCACCTTGTTGTGACGCCAACAACGCTCCACATAGTCCCGGAAACCCGAAATCATACAACGTCGTGACACCTTTAGAAAGTGACAAATTCCAGTCGTCCCTGGCAAGACAGTAACTATATGCAACATCCTGAGAGGGAAGCTCTCTATTATGCAAAGATATGGCAGTTCCGGGTATTACAACACTATCATACGAATCTTTCATATTAATAAGCGAGGCACAATTTTTGAATGGTGTACTTATATGGCGAGTTACTCGCAAAACAACACAGTCCTCTTTTTTATTAGAATACACAATTTCGACTGGTTCCGAATCCCAAACACGCTGATTCTTCTTAGCATCTGAATACACAACCACACTTTGAGCTGCATATCCAATGTGGTGATTAAGTATAATACAATGGCCACTTACTAAGCCAAGAGAACTATGATATTTTTCACCGTCAAAAGTTTCAACATACTTCAAACGCCTAGACAACGTTTCCACTGGAGTACCTACAGCAGGAACATATCCAGTGGCAGCCAAATCTTCCACATGGGAGGCATGGGCATCAAACTTTTCCTTTTTGATTAAACTAGTTACTCCTTCATACAGACCTGGGTAAACAACTTTATACATGTACACCCAGGCTAAAGCTCCAAAACAAAGCATCACACAATTTTCCAGTGTGAATCCTTCTGACACAAGTTTGGCTATTGTTACCGTCCAAGAACAACATTCATTGACTAAATTCTTCAAATAATCAAACAAAGAGGGCTGCCAAGAGATGTAAACATTGCACACCTCAGCATGTAATTCCTTCGTGTGGACTTGACCCACATTGAGAGTTTGATTATTCCACTCAAACACCGTAGGACTAGCTCGCGCCGTAGTTGACGGCAAACTATGGGCATTCATCTCATCACTCGCATCAACAAATGCTTCATCTTGCGAAACTGCAGGAATAGAAGTATCTATTTTAGGACGACGGGCATAGACTTTATCCAATACCTCTTGCGTCAATTGATTCCTATCGAAGTTAGCCAAACGATGCTCAACCGATGACAACAATATATCATACATCCAATTTAGCAATGTAGCATTACCTGCATCACCCACTTTTACTTTATGCGAAATGTGACTCAACCACTTGGGCATTCTATACATCCAAGCCTTTTGTTTCGGATCATACCACTTGATAAATACAGATCCTCTTATTATTCCAAATTCATCCAAGGAAGCTTCTTGAAAATCAAAGACCATTCCACGTCTCCACAAAGCAGGCATATCGGAAATGCAATCATCTTTTGAGACGTTACATATTTTAGAAAACGCATTTGTCGTAAAAACTAGAGCTGAAGAACAAAAGAACTTAGTATCCTTAAGATCGGCCGAAGCACAATCTAAGGGAAACTTAACTTCTGAGACCATATTAATCAGTGATCTAAACTGGCTTACGCCCTGTTGTCCCACATCGTCCATAACAAAAAGCCACTGATTATCGTATGTGTCATAAAAATCTTTACCATCTTTAGAACACTTAATCGTGTGGGCATAAACATCTTTAGGATCAGTGGGATGACGCGTACAAGCATCAACTAACTGATTCATGGCCACAGATTTTCCACTACCAGCTGGTCCCTCTAAAATCAAACAAACTGGTTCAACTCTCCTAGTGGAATCATAATTCGACAACATCTTTTCCAAATTGGAAAAATCTTTAATGATACCAGAAACAGCCGGTGATCGCTTAGACCACTCTCGAAAAGCCTCCTTAGATTTTTCAACTATTAAAGTACGAATTTCTGTTCTACAGCTTTCCTGCAACAAAATTTTATTATTTGCTCTAACAGCCTTCAAAACCTTTTTCATCTTTACAAACGTAATGTGATGTTTCGTCAGAGGCAAAGAGTAAATAAACTTCTTACCACATTCACGATACTTTTCTGGGAGCAAATTGATACAAGCCTCCAGAAAATCACTTAACAAACCACACAACTGTGTGAACATAGTAGTATCATCCAAAAACTTCGCTCCTGAAAATAGCGAAATTCGTTTGAACAACTCTATAAAATTTTTTGGTAAGGCCATTGATAAAACACTCATAGCAAGAGCGTCCATGCCTTGAGCCGAAAAGCCTTTAAAAACTTGGTACACAGCAAGAAAAATACCCATCAGATCAGAAACATGAAAATCTCGTGATAAAAGAGACACTAAATGCAGCAACAAATGTCCTACAGCAGACAAGTCAATTTTGTCAGCTACAACCGTGCGCCTTTGTCCCAACGTGTTTAACACACGCAAAGCTGTCTCAATACCAGATATAATCTCTAACACTCCTTGGGCTCCAAAATTCTCTTCAGAGAAACCTTGCGCCTCAAAGTATCTCATCATTTCCAATTTACTTTTAACTTCCACATCAACACAATTGAGGGCTAGAACCACTTCATCCAATGGACGACCGGCCAACATCCACAAATACGGGCCATAGATCTTGAGAGCTCCAACATCTTCAAACATATTAGCTATGTCAATCTCTGTGATTCCGGATGCACCCTTCATACTAGCCATAATATCGGTCATAGTAAACCTAACAGTCTCTCGCAACTCTTCTAAAAACACGCGTGACACTTCACCGTAATATGTTGTAAATCTATCCAATTTTTTGCATAAAAGTGGTTTACACACACGCCTTCTCCACTTGGAGATATTATTATTAACATGCAACTTATAAAACTTATTTAAAACGATTGGGTAGTGGGATATAGACATATTTGAAAAAGGGTTTATGGGTCGTACGGTCTAATAGTTCAGTATTTTCATTCCTCGTTGGAGTAATCCTTCCGGGGTAGTCATAATAAATTGATTTAAGCGTATTCCTAAGGCTGTCTAAACATGTGAATCAACACATGTTAGCTCAAGAACTTAGGAAATACTTACACAAACTACTATAACATTCCGACGCTCTTAAGCGTGAGGATATTATTAACTTTCTATCGATTTTCGAATAACCTAAACCAGATTCTGCTAACATATAAAACCTAAATCGCAAATAAGAGAATACTACCGTTATCTCAAATTCTAGACATAAATCATTATATGCTACCTTACGCGATGAGAATCATAAACACTCGCATAGCCGAAAAATAAATAATAAATAGCATTAGAAATAGTAGGTCCAAGAGAACAACAAATACGCACTTAAGATAGCCATAACTAAAATAAGCAAAGTATTAGAAAATAAAC